GCCTACTCTCAACCAGATGGTGGAGTTTCATTGTTTCGACCAGATGCAAATGCTAGACGTTTTGCAAAATCTGCAGCCCGAATTGCATTACCTGAAATGCCAGTTGATTTCTTTGTTAAAACAGTTGAAGAGTTAGTAAAGGCAGATGCTGGCTGGGTTCCAAAGAAAGTAGGAGAGTCTTTATATATACGCCCATTCATGATTGCAACTGAGGTTGGTCTAGGTGTGCGCCCTTCAAACCATGCAACATATATTTTGATTGCAACACCTGCTGCTGCATATTTTAATTCAGCTAAAGCTGTAACTGTTTGGATATGATTTAAAAAGCGAACTTGTAGATTTAAAGACAGCAAATAATACCCCAGAATTAGCAAGAGAGTTATTTACGAAGTCAAAGGAGCATATCAATGATGAGTCTGAATCGAACTTTAATCGTGCTGTCGCTTTCTATATTGTTAATAAATGTTCTTTTAGTGGTCTTACCGAAAGTTCATCTTTTTCAGAGCAAGCAAGTAACTCCAATTTCTCCCTGCGAGGAATCTATAAACTGCCCGAATATTCCAAGTTAATTGCTCACTGGCGCATAACTAATTACTCTTACGATTATCTGATGGATGGAAACAAAGGTGCTTTTATGTATCTCGATCCTCCTTATGATATTAAGGATAATCTCTATGGGAGAAAGGGATCAATGCACAAAGGATTTGATCACGATAAGTTTGCTGCTGATTGCGACACTAACAATATGGATCAGTTGATTAGTTATAATTCTGACCAACTTGTAAAAGATAGGTTTAAGGACTGGAACGCTGCCGAGTTTGATTTGACTTATACGATGCGTTCTGTTGGTGAATATATGCGTGAGCAAAAACAACGTAAAGAACTCTTGCTTTTTAATTATGGAATTGAAGGACTGGTTAAATTCAATCAATCAGACGAAGAAACATCTAATTGATGAAGATCCTTCCATTGAGAAGGAATATAATCCATATATTATCAATCGCTGTCTTTCTGGGCACATTGATTGCATTATGTTTGCGAATGAAATGAATCGTTATCATTTCCTCCCAAAAAAGTTGCAGTATGACTTTTTTATAAATAGTCTGAGGAAAAAGAAGAGATTTTCTCCCTGGCTCCGACAAGATAAAATCAAAGATCTTGATTATGTCAAGCGTTATTATGGATATAGTAATGAAAAGGCAAAACAAGCTTTGAGGATTCTTACGAAAGAACAACTAACATTTATTAAATCGAAATTTGAAACTGGAGGATCAAAATGAGTGTCGTTCAAGAACCTGAAGTAAAGTGGACGCCCGAACAAATGGTGGAAGTGATTCTCAACGAACCTGATGATTTTCTTAAGGTACGTGAGACTTTGACCCGTATCGGAGTGGCTTCAAGAAAGGAAAAGAAAATCTATCAGTCTTGCCATATTCTACATAAGCAAGGTAGATATTATCTCGTTCACTTTAAGGAACTGTTTGCTCTGGATGGCAAACACGCAAACCTGACCGTGAATGATGTTCAGCGTCGCAATCGTATTGCCCAACTTCTTGCTGATTGGGGTCTGATCGAAATTGTTGATCTTAAAAAGATTCAAGATATCGCCCCTTTAAATCAAATCAAAGTCCTTGCATATAAGGACAAGGGAGATTGGATTTTGGAAACTAAGTATAACATTGGTGCCAAAAAGAAAAAAGTAGAGGATGCCGAATGAAAAAGAGCGGGTTTTACACCCGCCTTTTTTGTAAGAAATAGTATAATTATATGCGGATGCCGAAAGGGTCCACAAAACACAAACTCGCTTTAAAGGAGCTACCATAATGACTAACCTTGTAACCTCACGGTTTACATCTGCGGATTTGCCTGCCTTGATGGACAGGATTACACGCAATAGTATTGGAATGGACGAATATTTTGATCGTCTGTTTAATCTTCATGAAACAACTTCTAACTACCCTCCATATAATCTTGTTCAGGTAAGCAACGTGGAATCACGTTTGGAACTCGCACTCGCGGGATTTAAGAAAGGAGAAGTTTATGTATACACAGAGTATGGAAAACTTTTTGTCGAGGGACAAAAGGAGGATAAAGAATCTGATGCCAACTACATCCATAAGGGATTGGCTCAACGATCTTTCAAGAGAGCATGGACTCTCTCCGACGATACAGAAGTACGAGATGTTGCCTTTGATAACGGATTACTGACAATCAGACTTGGTAAGATTATTCCTGAACATCACTCTCGTAAAGATTATCTCTAAATAAAAATAAAAATGAAATCTTTCCACCAGTTTCTTAATGAAATAAAAACCATTTCATATCCAGATGCTTGGAAACATAAAGTTTATAATAAGGGTAAAGTGACCAATGTGGGTGCTGGAAGAGCAGTTCCAATTAATCCTGGAAGTGGTGCTGGTGACGGTGGTGGGGGAAATGGTGACTAAATAGCATTGAATATCGTCGGCGCTATGCCAAGGGAGGTAACTGGCAAAATCCAGTTGACGCCTCCCCTTTTTCTTGCTAAAATACTGAGAGGATAATGAAACCAAAATGACCATTAAACTGATGCTCCTTAAAACGGGAGAGACTATAATTACTGATGCAAAAGAAGTTGTTTCTGATGAAGTTGTTAGGGGATATCTTTTAGAAAATCCTCATTATGTTGAGGCAAAAGAAAAAACTGTTCTGACTGAGAGTGACAGTGGTAAGTCTAACTATGAGATTGATGTAATTCTTACACCATGGTTAATTCTTTCAAAAGATAAGCAGTTTGTAATTACTCTTGATTATGTGGTTACAATTTGTGACCCAATTGATACTGTTAAAGAAATGTATTTGAATAAGACTGGTGTTTCTTTAAAAGTTGAAGAAAAGGAGGAAGAAAATGAGTGATAAGGTCGTAAAGTGTATTCTTATTGGTGTGGATACAGTTCTAATTGCAGAAATGGAAGAACTTTTTGCTGATATTGGCGAACCAGATTGTAGACTTATTAATCCATATCGTTTTTATGGATTAGAATCTATGAAACCATGGATAGAAGCTTCTGGTCAAACAGAATATATGATTAGATCAAGTGATATTTTGACTATTGCTGATCCAACTCCCGAAGTCATTGAAAAGTATCTTGAACTAACTGCCTGATGAGATTTTATACAAACGTTCAAATGGTCGGGGATCACTTCTTGGTTCGTGGTTATGAAGATGGAAAACACTTCATGACCCGTGAGAAGTTTAACCCGACTCTTTTTGTCCCTTCACAAAAGAAAACTAAATACCAAACTTTGAGTGGTGAATATGTGGAATCAGTTCAACCTGGTTCTGTTCGTGATTGTCGTGAGTTTATTAAAAAGTATGAGGGCGTAGAAAATTTTAAAATCTACGGAAATACCCAATACATCTATCAGTACATCTCTGAGATGTATCCTGAGGATGAGTTAAAGTTTGACATTAGTAAAGTTAAAGTTACAACTCTGGATATTGAGGTTGCATCGGAGAATGGATTCCCTGATGTAGAATCTGCTGCCGAAGAAGTTCTGTTGATTACGATTCAGGACTATTCTTCCAAACAGATTCGTACTTGGGGTATGGGTCCTTTTAGGAATCAGCAGAATAATGTGATTTATCGTTCGTTTGATAATGAGCGTGACCTTTTAATGGACTTTATTAACTGGTGGATGGTTGAGGAAAATACTCCAGAGGTTGTGACTGGTTGGAATATTGAACTATATGATATTCCATATCTTGTTCGTCGCTTGGATCGTATTCTTGGTGAAAAGTTGATGAAGCGTTTTTCACCATGGGGTCTTGTAACTGAGAGTGAAATTTATGTTGCTGGTCGTAAACACATTTCATACGATGTTGGTGGTATTAGTCAACTCGACTATTTGAATCTCTATAAGAAGTTTACGTATAAGGCTCAGGAATCTTATCGTCTTGATTACATTGCAAGTGTAGAACTTGGTCAGAAAAAACTTGATCACTCCGAGTTTGATACTTTCAAAGACTTCTATACTAAGGGTTGGCAGAAGTTTGTAGAGTACAACATCATTGACGTGGAACTTGTTGACCGCATGGAAGACAAGATGAAACTGATTGAACTTGCTCTGACAATGGCATATGACGCCAAGGCAAACTATACGGATGTGTTCTCACAAGTCCGAATGTGGGATACGATTATCTACAACTATCTGAAAAAGAGGAACATTGTGATTCCTCCAAAAGAGCGTTCAGATAAAGACTCTAAGTATGCTGGTGCTTATGTTAAAGAACCTATTCCTGGAAAGTATGACTGGGTTGTGTCTTTTGACCTCAACTCACTATATCCTCACCTGATTATGCAATACAATATCTCACCAGAAACTCTTCTGGATGAGAGGCACCCAAATGTGACTGTTGATAAGATTTTGAATCAGGAAGTCACATTTGAGTTGTATAAAGATAAGGCAGTTTGTGCGAATGGTGCAATGTTCCGCAAGGATGTTCGCGGATTCCTTCCAGAACTGATGGAAAAGATCTACAAAGATCGCACCATCTATAAGAAGAAAATGCTTGCTGCTAAACAGGAATATGAAAAGAAAAAAACGAAAGACTTGGAAAAAGAGATTGCAAGATGCAACAACATCCAAATGGCGAGGAAGATTCAACTTAACTCTGCTTATGGTGCTATCGGCAATCAGTAT